GGAGGGCGAATTTTTTCGCCGCCGATTAAAGCGATTGAAGAAAGAAAATCGCAACAGAATATTTTTGATTTCGGTTATTTGTGCTTTGGAGTTTGTATTGATTTTAGCAATATGCGGAATATGCAACGACAAGCAAAACAGTATAGACCAACAAACATATCAAATTAGGCAGCTTGAACGGCAGCTTGAACAATTTAACAGAGGTGAGTCCGAATGAGTTGGTATAAGATACTTCTGCAAGTTCTTGCGGCGGTAACAGCAGACGCAATTATATGTTGTATCTGTTTATTTATCTTCTTCCGCTGCAAAAAGGTAATAAAGGACAGGCAACGAAAGAAAAAACGTATCAAACAGAGAGAAATTGAACGTAAGCGAGAGTTGGCACATCACGAGTACGAAGTACAATTCCGAATGGCGTTGCGTATATGGGACTTGGAAAATAAAAAAGTTAATAAACAAACAGTAATTTTAAAGGGCATTCATGCGACACCTGAAGGTGAAAAGGTAATTCGTGAGTATGAAAAAGAGGGAGTGCAAAATGGAGTATATAGAGTTTCTAAAATCGAAGATTGATATTGCACCAAAAACAGGGATAGAGATTTCAGAGGAAGATGTAAACCCTATATTGAAACCGCACCAAAGAGATGCAGTTATATGGGCGGTCAGAGGCGGCAGACGTGCATTGTTTGAAAGTTTCGGTCTTGGAAAAACTGTACAAGCGTTGGAATGGTGCAATATCATAACAAGAAAAGAGGGCGGACAAGCATTGATTGTCTTACCTCTTGGGGTAAAACAAGAATTTAAGAGAGATGCGGTAGAATTGTTAGGCTTGGACGAGCCTCAATATGTCCGCAATATGAATGAAGTACAGGCAGCTACAAGTCGAATTGTGCTTACAAATTATGAGAGAGTGAGGGACGGAGATATAGACCCGACATATTTCAAGGCGGTGTCGCTTGACGAGGCGGCAGTGCTGCGAAGTTTCGGAAGTAAGACGTATCAGACGTTCTTACAGAAGTTTAAGGGAATACCGTATAAGTTGGTTAATACGGCTACTCCGTCACCGAACAAGTACAAAGAATTGATACATTACGGCGGTTTCTTGGAAGTGATGGACACAGGTCAAGCATTGACAAGATTTTTTAAGCGTGACAGTACCAAAGCAAATCATTTAACGCTATATCCCGAAAGGGAAGATGAATTTTGGGTTTGGTTGTCATCGTGGGCGTTGTTTATAACAAAACCGTCCGATTTAGGCTATGACGATACGGGGTACGATTTGCCACCGTTAAAAATCAATTATCACAAACTGTCAGATAGCGGAGTTACTGTTGACCGTGACGGTCAGTTTGAATTAACAAGAGATTTGGCACTGTCATTATCTGAATGTGCGGCGGAAAAGCGGAACAGCATTGACCGTAGAGTAGCGGTTGCCAAAAGCATTATAGACAGTGAACCCGACAACAATTTTATAATATGGCACGATTTGGAGGCGGAAAGACACGCAATTAAAAAAGCAATTCCGAATGTCGTAGATATATACGGCTCGCAAGATTATGATTTGCGTGAAAAGCGTGTTATAGATTTTTCAAACGGGAAAACAAGACTGTTTGCAACGAAAAAAGAATTGAGTGGCAGTGGCTGCAATTTTCAAAAATATTGTCACAGGGCGATATTTTTGGGAATTGACTACGAATTTAATGATTTTATACAGGCGGTACATAGAATATATCGTTTTCTTCAAACCGAGCAGGTTGTTATTGATATTATTCTCACCGAAAATGAGGAGGGTATTTTAGATGTGTTGCTGAAAAAGTGGCAACAACATAATTATTTGACAAAGAAAATGACCGATATTATAAAAAGATACGGTTTATCAAATGCGAATACTTCGCAATTAGAAAGGAAATTAGGTGTGGAAAGAGTGCAGGTAAACGGGGATAACTATACGGCAATACTTAACGATTGCGTGGAAGAAACAAAGAATATGCAGGATAACAGTGTTGATTTGATACACACGAGTATTCCATTTAGCAATCATTATGAATACTCTGCAAACTATAACGACTTCGGACATAATGCAACAACGGCGAAATTCTTTGAACAAATGGACTTTTTAACTCCGGAACTTTACAGAATTTTAAAACCGGGCAGAGTGGCGGCAATTCATGTAAAAGACAGAGTTTTGTTCGGTAATGCGACAGGTACGGGAATGCCGACAATAGAACCGTTTCACGTCTATACAATAGAGCATTACATAAAACACGGTTTTCAATATTTCGGTATGATAACGGTCATAACCGATGTTGTGCGTGAAAATAATCAAACCTACCGATTAGGGTGGACTGAAAACTGTAAAGACGGCAGTAAGATGGGTGTCGGTTGCCCTGAATATATTTTGTTATTCCGAAAGCTACCGACAGATACCTCAAAAGCGTATGCGGACGTTCCGGTGGTAAAGTCGAAAGATGAATACACAAAAGGACAATGGCAGATAGATGCACACGCATTCTATCGCAGTGACGGTAACAGACTTGTAAGCAAGGAAGAACTATCGAGAATGTCACAAAGTGCATTGCAAAAATTGTATAAGAAATATAGCCGTAATAATGTTTACGACTACAAAAAACACGTTGAGTTGGCAAATGAGTTAGACAAAAACGGAAAGTTGCCGTCAACGTTTATGTTAATTCCGCCTGCTTCGTGGTGCGATGAGGTGTGGGACGACATAAACAGAATGAACACGTTAAATACGCAACAGAGCAGACGGAAAGCAACAATGCACGTTTGCCCGTTGCAGATTGATATTGTTAAACGAATTATAAACCGATATTCAAATGCCGGCGATACGGTGTTTGACCCGTTTGCAGGATTATTTACTGTACCGTATATTGCGGTAAAAATGGGTAGATACGGAATAGGAACAGAATTAAATGCTGACTATTTCCGTGACGGTGTGGGTTATTTGAAATCTACGGACGAAGTAACAGACCAACTCACACTGTTCGATTTAATGGAAAGTGAGGAAAGCCAAAATGCAAGTTAAATTTATGAGAGAAGAAATAATGAGGGCAATTAATATTGTTAATCGAGGTGTAACCAAAGATACGGTTGTAGCCTTGGGCGGCATTATGATACAGGCAAACAGTGATAATACTGTTGCGATAACAAGTTATAGTGCCAATATTTGCGTTAAGTATATTATGAATGCGGAAGTAAGCAGTGCGGGAAGTTTTGTTGTAGATGCAAAGCTATTTGATAATATTGCCAAAAAGTTTAACGGCGAGTATATAAATCTTGATTGCGATGATAAATTTGTTGTCAATTTGAAAAGTGGTAAATCAAAGATTAAAATTCAAGGACAATCGGCAGAAGCATATCCGAAGATTGAAAATGTAAAAGATACTTCATCTTTTAGTCTGTCGTGCAGTCAGTTAAAAAACATTTTAAAAAAAACAATTCCTTTTGCGGCGGTAAGTGCGGCAAAAAAGCCGATTTTAGTGGGAGTATTGTTTGAAATCGAGAACGGCACATTGCATAATGTTGCAAGTGACGGTTTGAGAGTGGCATATACACAAACTTCCGTCAATGCGGATTGTGAAAATAATTCAATGGTGATTTGCTTAGAAGCGTTGAAAGAAATCGCAAAGGTAACACCTGACATTGATACAAAAATAAAAATCCGTTCTGATGGCCGTAACGTTGTATTTGAATATGAGAATTATATTATAACTGCTCGCATATTGAGCGGACAGTATCTAAAATACAAAAGCCTAATGAACAATACACCGACAGTCAAGGCAACAGTGGACAAGCATAAATTTAAAGAAACTTTGGAACGTGGTTTGTTAATAGTAAACACCGATATGCTGCTTGATGGAAAGAAATTTCAAAAAACACCTGTCGTTTTGTCTATTGGTAATGAAAAAATACAGCTTGAGGCGGAAACACAAAAAGGCACGGTCAAAGACGATTGTGCGGCGGAATGTTATGGCGAATTAAGGATAGGTTTTAACTGCGAATATCTGATTGATATGATTTCAGTGTGTGACAGTGAAACTATTACACTTGAGATGTCAAATGCAGTATCGGCAGTGTATGTACACGATACAGGCAATACAACATATTTAGTGTTGCCGGTACGGTTGAAGTAAGCGAGGGAGTGATAACAAATGTCAAAAAAGAGAGTTAAAATCGGTGAAATGTATAAAGAATACGGCGAAATGGAAGGAGTGTTATGCCGTAATTGCTGCAATTTCACAGCAATAGCAGTTGACGGAAAACGTCACTGCAAATGCAGGGCATATGGCATAACGCATGACATCAATACAAATTGGAGTAATAGATATACGGCGTGTGGATTGTATAACACGCCGATAGACAATAAAAAGTACAAACCACTGGTAAGAGATAGGGCAAGGAGTGATGGTGATGAACGCACAAATTAATTTATCAGATGAAATAACTGTTGATGGATTTTGTGGTGGCGGCGGTTGGTCTACGGGTTTTGAATTTGCTATAGGCAGACCTGTCGATATAGGTATAAACCATGACAAATATGCTATTGCAATGCACAAGAAAAATCACCCGTTCACAGAACATTATAATGAAAATATATTTGAAGTTGACCCATATAAAGCAACAAAGGGCAGACCTGTAGGGTGGGCACATTTTTCGCCGGATTGTACACATTTTAGCCGTGCAAAAGGTGGTACACCTGTTAAAAAATCAATTCGAGGTCTTGCGTGGGTTGTAACCAAATGGGCAGGAACTGTACACCCTCGCATAATTTCAATGGAAAATGTACCTGAATTTATGTCGTGGGGTTCATTATGTGCAAGAAGAAATAAGGACGGCAGAATATATAGAATGGACGGTACATTAGCTGAAAAGGGGACATATGTGCCGTATTCCGAACAACAACTTGTGCCGAATAAAAAGAAACAGGGAAAAACATTTAAACGATTTATAAATGTTATGAAATCTTTCGGATATAAATGCGAGTGGAAAATATTAACCGCTTCTGATTACGGAGCACCGACAATACGAAAACGATTATTTATTATATTTCGTAATGACGGCAAATCGATTATATTTCCTAATCCGACACACGGAAACCCCGAAAGTGAAGAAGTTAAAAGCGGAAAGCTGTTACCTTGGCATACTGCTGCCGAATGTATTAATTGGGATTTGGAATGTCCGTCAATATTTGAACGAAAAAAACCTCTTGCAGAAAATACATTAAGAAGAATTGCAAAGGGTATACAGAAATTTGTAATTGAAAATCCTAATCCGTTCATAATACAGGTTAATCACGGTGGCGATAATTTCAGAGGGCAAGAAGTTGATAAACCTATGCCGACAATAACAGCTAAACATGGGTTTGGTATTGTAGCACCTACATTAATACAATATCATGGCGAACAATCAAAAAATGAAGTGCGTGGACAAATCCTTGAAAAACCATTACAAACAGTTGATACAGCGAATAGATACGGACTTGTTACTGCATTTATGTCAAAATATTTTGGTGGAAACTATCAAGGCTGTGGAAGTTCTGTTGATGAACCATTACATACTATAACGGCAGTAGACCATAATGCACTTGCGGCAGTACATATAACGCAATTTAATAATCATTGCATAGGACAAAAAGTAGATGAACCACTTAAAACTATTACTTGTGGTGAGGGGCATTTCGGAGAAGTAAGAGCATTTTTAATAAAGTATTATAGCGGTGAGAGTGGACAGAAAGTGAACGAGCCGTTGCACACTATCAGAACAAAGGATTGTTTTGGTTTAGTAACAATTAAAGGTGTTGACTATGCGATTGTTGATATTGGGTTAAGAATGCTGACACCGAGAGAATTATACAATGCACAGGGATTTCCGACTGATTATGAAATTGAAACCGATTGTTATGGTAATAAATATCCCAAGACAAAACAGGTTGCAAGGTGCGGAAACAGTGTACCGCCTCCGTTCGCAACTGCTCTTGCAAGAGCAAATGCACCGGAATGGTGTACAAAGAAATTTGATACAATGAAAGACTTTATATCAGAAATCGCAATATAAAAAAAGAGAAATGGAGAAAGTCAATGGCAAGAAAAAAATATAGCGGCGGATTTGAAGAATACGAAAGCAAGTTAAAGCGTGTTATGGAACGTTTGGGAGTAAAGCAATATAAGTATGATTGGAGTAGAAATGAATGTTTTATTGAATTTAATTACAAAAATCAATATTACCGCTTTGAACATTCGCTGCATAAGGCGGCGGAACATAAACAGAATATACATTATTCATCGGACCTATTTGCACAATTAGTCAAGACATTAGAAGATATTGCCCGAATGGTTGAGCGTGGTATATACGATTTGTCTACTTGGATAGAGGGTATGAAAACCTTACCGCCCAAAAAACAAATTCCACAGTGTTTTGTAGCGTTGGGATTTGACAATATTCCATCAATGGACGATTTAAAAAATCGTTTTCATATGTTGGCAAAAGAAAGCCACCCTGACAGCGGCGGTAATTCTGAATTATTCTGCTTGTATAAATCCGCTTATGAAGAAGCGGAAATGTATTTGATGGAAGAAAGGGAGTAGCAATATGAAAGCTGTACTAATTAGTATTAATCCTCTATGGTGTGAATTAATAGGCAATGGTGAAAAGACTATTGAAGTAAGGAAAAATCGACCAAAGTTAAAAACACCATTTAAAGTATTTATATATTGCACTAAAGCAAAAACAGACGGCGAATATTTATGGACTGCAAAATCAACCACTATCGGCAAGATGGCAGATGTCGCAAACGGCAAAGTTATCGGTGAGTTTATATGCGATAAAGTTATAGAGGAATTACCAAATCCGAGATATGAAAAATTGTTAAACGGTAGTTGCCTTGACAATGATACTTTGATTAATTACGGAAAATTCGGAATTTTGTACGGTTGGCACATATCTAATTTAAAGTTATATGATGTCCTAAAAGATTTGAAAGAATTTTATAAAGAATGTAAGGGCGGTTGCGGTAATGTGTGTAAGCATTGGCGGTACATTAGAGTTAATGCCGATGAGTATGATATGGATTGCGATTGTGATGGATTAATTCCGATTACGAAACCGCCACAGAGTTGGTGTTATGTAGAATATTATGGAGCAAAATGAGTAATGAGGGAGGTAAACAAGAATATGTTGACAAAAAAATATAATAATGGTTTTGTTACACTTGATGCGAAAAAGTTTCTGTCTGTGGCACAAGAAGCCATAGACAGAGAGGTAAGAAACTTCGAGCCGGTGAAAACGGCAGTAGAGAAGTTGTATGAGTTGGAATGTAAAAACATTCCGAAAGATATAGTATTCGACAAAGGTTGCCCTAATTGCGGCAACGATACGAATATATTGTTTGGCGATAAGCATTGTGTTGAATGCGGACAACGTTTGAAATGGAAGTAGAAAACAGGAGGTACAATGAAAATTGGATTGATTGACGTAGACGGTCATAATTTTCCGAATTTACCACTGATGAAAATATCAGCATACCACAAGCAATGTGGCGATAAGGTGGAATGGGTAAATTTGTTTGAACATTATGACAGAGTATATATGTCAAAGGTTTTTACATTTACACCGGATTTTGAATATTGTATAAATGCTGATGAAATAATCAAAGGTGGCACAGGGTATGATTTACATAATAAATTGCCGACAGAAATAGAGAACATATACCCCGATTATAGTATATATCCCGAATATAACGAGGCATACGGATTTTTAACTCGTGGTTGTCCTCGTAATTGTGATTTTTGCATCGTAGGGACAAAAGAGGGATTATGTAGCCGCAAAGTTGCCAATCTTGATTATTTTTGGAACGGTCAGAAAGTCATAAAACTGTTAGACCCCAATTTACTTGCGTGTAAAGAACACATAGATTTACTTCAACAGTTGGTTGACTGTAAAGCTAAGATAGATGTAACACAGGGATTTGATATACGTCTTGTCAATTCAAAAAATATTGAATTAATAAAACGTATGAAAATAGACTGTATACATTTTGCGTGGGACAATCCAAAAGAGGATTTATTTCCAAAATTCAAAGAGGTGGCAGGCGAGTTAAATTTGCCTATACGAAAATTAAAAGCATATGTTTTGACTAATTTCAATACCACATTTGAAGAAGATTTATTCAGAATATATGCACTGCGTGATATAGGTGTAGACCCGTATGTGATGATTTATGACAAAAGGAATGCACCGAAACAAATACGACATTTGCAACGGTGGTGTAACAATAAAAGGATATTCAGTACAGAAAAAAATTTTTTTAATTACAAATATTAAGATTAGGAGGATACATAATGCGAGAAATACTATTCAGAGGTAAAAGCACCGAAACAAATCAATGGATTTACGGTGGTTTTCATATATGGGAAAAGCGACAAGTATGTGCTTTGGGTAATGACAGACTGAAAGATGATGAAATATCATGCGTAATAACAGTAAATTCGTTTGCGGATTGGAATATGCCTCGAACAATGCAAGCCGTTGAGGTTATAGCCGATACAGTCGGTCAATATACAGGTTTGACTGACCGAAACGGAAACAAAATATTTGAAGGTGATATAGTTAATATTCTTACCGAAAATGAAGAAATCGGAGTTATAGTCTATGAGGACGGCGGATTTATTGTGCATGCAGATAAATTTTCTATTGATATTATTTATAAAATCAATAGAACTGATGTAGAAGTAATTGGCAACAAATATGATAATCCGAAGTTGATGGAGATACAGGAATGAACCGAAAAGAGATAACTAAATTTTTAAGTGAGTTACTTGTCGAAAAAAGATTATCGGGCATGGGTAAATACTATGCGAGTGAGGTCACTATGGATTGGTACATTGGCAAAATAACACATACAATGCGACGTGTTGATTTTATACAGTTTGTACCTAAAAATCAAACTGTAAGCGGTATAGAACATGGCGATTTTTATTTCTATGAGGTAAAAAGTTGCAAAGAAGATTACAATAGCGGAAACGGTTTGACTTTTGAGGGTGACAAAAACTATATTGTCACTACGGCAGAAACATACAAGAAAATTATCAAAGATGTAGACTATGATGTTGGTGTACTTATAGCGTGTCCGGTGCTAAGAGAAATTAAAGATGAAATTGAAAATCCTACGCAAATAGACGGTAATATAGATGATTGGATACTCAAGATTGCGAAAAACGCACATAGTAAAAATCGAGAGCGACCATTGTCACAACTTCTATTTTTCATGCTGCGTTCGGGAAAGTGAGGGATAACGATGAATAAAAATTTTACGCCACCAAGTAAGGAACCTACGGGAACAGTTGAAAAAACATTAAGCATTGAACCGGACAGACATTTTGAAGTTGCATTACAAAGTGGTAATTGTTTAGACTTCAACGATGAGTGCAATTTTGTTAAGTTTGCAAGGGGATTAGCATTTTTTCAAAATCATCAAAATCAGAAAAAAGAAATCACATTAGCAATTATACCAATAAACAATATTAATTATATTTTAAATAAAGAAAATTAAGCAATTATGTCAAAATAAACGAAAGTTAAATGCAGAAAAATACATAATGATAAACTAATGGAGGGATAAAAATGCTGAATAATGAAACAATCTATGAACTAACACAGGGCATTGAATTTATGGGGTATGAGCATATGATATTTTATTGCGAAAATGTGATAAAAACGAAATCAGAAAGAGATGTATACCGCAAGGCATTCTTTTATACGCTCGGGATTTTAGTAACCACAAGAACCAATATTGACAGTTTATATGATTTTCAATCAAACTGTCCAAAGTTAGACGGGTTCGGGCAAAAGTGGCAAACAGAATTTACTCTCAAATTATGTCGATTGGCAATAAATCTATACAATGGTTTTTGTCAAAATGGTACATCATGGGAAGATACGACAACCGATACTGACGGCAAATATACACCTTATGAACTATTCTCAATGCCGTTTATGAAATATATGGTTGAAGCGATTAAAATTCGCTATCCTCAATACATGAAATGTTAGGAGGTTAAAGCATTATGAGAAAAAAGAATTTAACAAAAAAACAAAAAACATATATCGCATCGTGTGGACTTAAACCGAATAATTGGTACATAGAAACAGAAACAGAAGATGCTTATTACCTTGTCAGTAAGACCGGGCAGCATCGACTGATAAAGAAAGAGGGCTGTAAATAAATAGCAATAAACATTGATTTATAGTTGAGTTTCTTCCTATATAATAGATAAATTTTAAAAGTGTCCAATGCGGCACTTTTAAGGTTTATACAGAATATTAATAAATCAACGATACGGGCAGGTGTTACATATGAAAAGAAAATATAAAGGTAAATATATTCAAAGAGAAAGAAGAATATATCACGGAGATTATTTAGACGTAAATATATTTCCTGTTTTTAAAAAGCCGGGCAAAAGAAAAAAGAAAACCAATCCATCATCAGAAATACAGAAAAAGTTAAATCAAACTTACAGAGAAAATAAAGTGACATATTTAATTAACAATAATTTCTCAAAGAAAGATTTAGAGATGGGATTGGGATTTGATGATGAACACCTACCTGAAACATATAAAGATGTACAGAAAGTTACTCGCAATTATATCAGACGTATAAAACATTACATATCAAAAAATGATTTACCCGAGTTAAAATATTTGTATGTGATTGAACGTGGTGCAACTAATGGACGTTGGCACATACATATGATTTTAAGCGGCGGCATAGATAGAGATTTATTAGAGAGTATGTGGGGACAAGGATATGCACATACTTACAGATTGGAATTTGATGATAATGGGTTGAAAGGTTTGGCAAAGTATAAAGTTAAAGAGCCGACAACCGATGTTGAAGTTATAGACGAAAAAATACATAGATGGGCGGCAAGCAAGAATTTAAAAAAGCCGACCATTCCAAAAGACAGAGATGGATTTATCAGCAAAGATACAGTGAGAGATATTCGCAAAGGTGATATATGCGAAAGAGAGATAGAGCGTTTATATCCCGGATATACAATTACAGACATACGTCCATATTTGAATACAATAAATGCAGGTGAATATTTAACTATTCGCTTGCGAAAAACGAAGAATAGCAGAGTTACAAAGGAGGTATTTTATAAATGCAGAAAATAAAGGCAAGTGACATACCGTGTCCGACCGAAAGTCAAGAGCAACAAACATTGTTCGGATTTTGTTCGGTGGAGTTATCTCGTTATCCCGAATTGGAAATGTTGGCACATATTCCGAATGAGGGCAAGCGTACCAAGTCAACGGGTGGCAGATTAAAAAAAGAGGGATTGAGAAAAGGTTATCCTGATATTGTCTTGAATGTTTCAAGGCAGGATTATCACGGATTATTTTTAGAATTAAAGCGGAAACGGGGATATAAGGTAACTAAGGAACAGAAAGAGTGGATAATAAAGTTAAATCGTCAAGGAAATGCGGCGGCATTCTGTTACGGTTGGGAACAGGCGTGGGAATTTATATACGCCTATTTAACGTGCGATAAATCTGACGGCAGTAAGAGTACAGTCAAAGATTATATTTCAAAAAGTTTAAAGGAGGCGGCGGAATGATTGACAAAACAAAAATCTTCCCACTGCTTTTAATTATTCTTGATTTAGGTGCGGCGGTTATGTTCGTACCTCGCAAGGATTGGGGAAACATTATATATTGGTTAGCTGCAGCTATATTAAACATCGCTGTAACTTTTTTGATGTAGTAGGTTGAGGAGGTAGAGGAATGCAACAAGATAACATAAAGGACTTTGCGATTGCGGCATTTCGCTATCGAGGGCATTTAAACGACACAGATATATTATCGCTTGAAGAAGTCTATATTAATATGGCGGTAACGTCAACCATTCGCCATTTGGAGATAGAGCGAGATTATATTGCAATAGAGGGCGTTAAGCGTGTTTACTATCAGTTACCGTTGGGAAACTTGAAACGTGGATTGCTTACCGAAAATACAAAGCGTGTAGCAATAGATATGCACATAGAAGAACGAACTCTATGGCGATATCTCGCAAGAGCGAGGAATATATTTAATTGTTATTATGAAAAGTTTACTGACACAAAATTGTCAGGAGTAACTTAATTTTTTATTATATAATAGACCATGAACGATATGCCCGTATCGTTCATGGCTTTTTTCATTTGCGGCAGTGAAATTTCTCTGTTTCACTGCTGCGGCGAAAAAAAGTAGGTTCTTCCCGTGGGGGGCATACCCTGCGGGGCTAAAGAAGTCCGGAAATTGCCTCTTTTTGAAAAAAAATTTAAGGGGACTTCCTTCCGCTTTTGGATATTTTGAAAAAGATATAGAGAGCGAGGAAAAATTAAAAGTAAAAAACATGAAAAACAAGTATAAAAATTTATAAAATTTGCGGTTTTCAAAATCGCAAATTTAAAAATTTTAAGGAATAAAATTCATTACAAAAAGTCGATATAAAAAATCGGTTAAATTTTTGGAACATTAATTTGTAGAAATTTCAAAATTTAATTTTTTGCATTTAATAGGAATAAAAAAAACATGGAAGTAAATCAAAAACAGCTTGCGGCACTACTTGGAATTTCGTCACGACAGGTCAGAAATTTAAAAGAACAAGGCTTATTTGAATTTGTTACCGACAGTCGAAAATATAACGCTGAAAAGTGTGTACAAGAGTACATAGATTTTAAGATAAAAGCGGAAGTCGGTAACGGGACAAATCTGCAAAAAGAAAAAGAGCAGGCAGAACACGAAAAATATAAAAAGGAAATCACAAAATTGAAGTTACGGAGGCTGCGAAAGGAAACGCATGAAGCAGGTGATGTAGAACAATTTTTGAATAATATGCTTATAGATTTCCGTAATCGTCTGTTATCAGTTCCGGCAAAAATAGCACCGATTGTTATAGGACAAACTGATATACATATAATCATTTCAGAATTGGAGAAAGAGTTGGAAATGACATTAGAGGAATTATCAAATTATGACCCTGATGTTATAAACGGAACAGAACCGATTGATTATGATGTCGAAACTGATGAAGAAGAATAATTTGTTGTAAAACAATTATTATATAAAATTTTAGGAGGTTTAAGAAATGTCAAACGAAAAAAGTACAGATGAACAGAAAAAGATTGTCGAGGTTAAAAACGTGGCAACAGACACAAAGAAGGTAGTTGATATTATTATCCCGGAGGAAGAAGAAAAGGTTGATAATATTATCAAATTATCGCAGACATACAATTTTGAGGGAGAGCATATCAGTGAGGTTGATTTAACCAATCTTGAAAATTTAAACGCACTGCAAATGCAAGATATTGAAAAACTATATCGCAAAATTGCAAAATCGGCTTCTTCTACTCCGGAATTAACGATAGAATATGCAATGGCAACGGCTTCAAAGCTAACGGATTTGCCATTGGAATTTTATCAAAGAATAAGCGGTAAGGATATAACCAAGATTAAAAATCGAATTATAAATTTTTTATACAGCGAGGATTAACAGCGGAAAGTATCAGAAAATTATGCGTAAATTTAGGCATGGCAACAAACACGTCAATAGAATTTATGTTTCAACGACCGCAACAAGAATTATTGGATATAGCTGATGATTTGTCGGAAAGAGCAGAAAGGATTGAACGACTACGAAAGCAAAGAAGATAGCGAGGGGCGGAATATGTCAAGTGAAAAATTGAGGTCAAGAGAAAAAACAAGAAAATTATTTATGAGGTGTATTCATAAATCATTATCTCGACCGGAAAGGCTGACAGTTTCGCAATGGGCGGAGAAATACCGTATATTGACGGATAACTCCGCTTTGCCGGGTCGTTGGAGCAATGCCATTACACCGTATTTGGTTGAAATAATGGACAGTTTCAATGACCCGTATATCCAAAATATTAATTTTGTGAAATCAACGCAAGTCGGCGGTACAGAAACATTGATTAATGCGACAGGGTGGATTATAACACAAAATCCATCGCCAACAATGATTGTGTATCCGAATGATGAATTAGCAAAAGACGTGTCGAACGACAAATTAAAACCGGCATATCAAAAAACGAGAGAAATCAAATCAAGATTTTTTCAAACAAAATCATCTGAAAAGAATTTGCGTTTCAGAGGTATGAATTTATATTTGCGTTCGGGTAATACTCCGGCTGCATTGGCTTCTAAAGCGATAAAATATTTGTTTTTTGATGAAATTGACAAAATGGCAGGTGCTACGAAAAAAGAAGCAAATCCATATAATTTGGCGGTAGAGAGAACTAAAACATATGGATATAGCAAAAAAATCTATACTTGTAGCACGCCAACGCTAAAAACAAATTATATTTGGAGATTTCATGAGAGAGCAGAGGCACAAAAATATTATTTTGTACCGTGTCCGCATTGCGGTGAAATGATAATTTTAAAATGGCAGCAAGTTCGTTTTCAGAGTGATGAAGATAATAAAATGACGATAGAAGAACGTGCAGAAACGGCAAGTTACTATTGTCAAGAATGCGGTGCGGAGATAACAGATAGTGAAAAACGTGCGATTATTCGCCAAGGTGAATGGCAAGATATGAAAAAAATGTGCGTAGGAAAACCTAAAAGTGTAAGTTTTCACATTAATGCGTTATATTCATTTTTTGTATCGTGGAAAGATATAGCACTTGAATTTTTACGAAGTAAAGACGACCCGGAAGAATTACAGAATTTTATCAATTCGTGGTTGGCTGAACCGTGGGAAGATACCACAGTAAAGACAAGTGAAGAATTAGTTATGCAAAGGCAGGCAGAAGAACCGCAAGGGGTAGTGCCTGATTGGGCGGTTATGCTTACGGCAGGTGTGGACGTACAAGAAACATCTGTATATTATGACATTGTTGCTTGGGGTGCAGAGTGGACAAGTCAATCAATTATACATGGACAGTTATTGTCATTGAACGATTTGGAAATGTATATGAATGCCGAGTATAAAAATTCTTCGGGCGAACAATTCTATGTTAATCTATGTTTAATCGACAGTGGCGACCAAACAACAGAGATATACGCATTTTGTTTGCGGCACGAGTGGGCGATACCCGTTAAGGGTATAGATGGCGGTAACAATCATTATAGGGTAACAAAAATAAACCGTAAGGGTGCAGAATATGACGGGCAACAGTTGATATTGGTTGACGGTGGCAAGTACAAAGATAGTATCGCAAGGCGATTGCAAAAAGAGAATGGTATTGGTTCTTGTATGGTTCATGCAGATTGTGATTTGGAATACGCAAAGCAATTAACAGCAGAGCATAAAGTGGCAGAGGGTTCAGGACAAAGGCGGCGATTAGTTTGGCGACCAAAAGTAAGTCACGGTGACAACCATTTTACGGATTGTAGAGTATATGCGTCAGCGGCGGCGGATATTTGCGGTGTAAGAACTATCGGATTGTATGATGCGAACGAAGATGCGGCGGAAGAAACACCACATAAAAAATCAAGTTGGATAAACGGATATTAGGAGGCGGAAAGATGTCAATATTGGATAGTATTCCTGATATATCATTCATTGGTGATATATCGGTTGAAAAATTAAAAGAGATTGGTATAAATGAATATAAATCCGCCTTGTCGGAAATCACAGGCGAAACAGTTACGCAAATAAGTGATGAAGATAAAGCAAAAATATATGCACAGGCACAGATTATGTATCAAGTAGCAGAGATTATTAATAATCGAGCAAGGCAAAATTCGTTGAAATATGCAAGCGGAGCATATCTTGACAATAAAGCAATAAGCCGATTATTACAACGAAAACAAGAAGAATATGCAGTGACAACAATACGATTTACATTATCGGCGGTCAGAGAAAATGTTATTGCTATTCCTGTCGGGACAAGAGTTACCGGAGAAAGCGGAAACGTTTATTTTGCAACAAGCGAATATGCGGAAATACTTCCGGGAAATTTGTATGTTGACGTTTTATGTACTGCAACAGACGGCGGCAGTGCTGCAAATAATTATGAAATCGGGGAACTTTCGACATTAGTAGACCCGATAGCATACATTGATAACGTAAAAAATATTGACAATCCGTTAGGCGGTGCAGATGTAGAAGATGATGATACACTTCGAGAACGTATATATAATTCACGTTATTTATACAGTACAACAGGTTCGGAGGGTGCATACATCTATTATGTCAAATCGTATTCTTCGTTGATTGATGATGTGGTTATTGATAATCCATCAGATGCGGAAATTGAAATTTATATATTGCTGAAAGACAGAGATTTAGCAACTGAAAGTTTTATTGAGGGACTTTCAGAATATATAAATAATCCCGATATAAAGGCAATCACAGACCATATAACAATAAAAAATGTGGAACGTGTTGAATATAGTATTGATGTTGAATATAGCATTTGTAATTCAGATATATCGGCATTAAATATTATACAGCAAGATGTTAAAAGCAACATATACGAATATACAGAATGGCAAAGCCAAAAAATCGGCAGAGATATTGATATTCAAAAACTAATATCATATATCATTCAAGCAGGTGGACGAAAAATCAGAGTAAATTCTCCGTCTGTAAAAACCATAACAAATACGCAAATTGCGTACTGTACAGGTGTTAATATCACTTACAAAGGTACAGTTGAAGAATAGAATACAAACGGGCAACTTTTAGATTATGTTTATAATCTTTAATTTGCCTGTTTTTTTATGGAGGGGTATAAATGACAGATAAAGAGCAAGAATTGGTAGAGATAAAAAAGGCAATATCTAAAATTTTAAATGGCGGACAATCATATAGGATTGGAAACCGAACAATGACAAGAGCAGATTTAAAAACTCTGTACGATATGCAGACCAAAGTTGAGAACGAAATCGCCGAGAGTGAAAAAGGCGGCATACTCGGACGAAACGCATCGGCAGCGGTTTTTGATAGAAGGTAGAGAGATGTTATATACGACAAAACAAGGCGATACATGGGATAAAATCGCATATGAACAGTATAACAATGAAGAATTGATAAAGACGTTATTAACTGCAAATCCGCAGTATATTGACATAGCCGTTTTTGATTATGGTGTAGTTTTAGAAATACCGACTATATCAAAAACTGATGATGAAATATTCTTACCACCGTGGAGGAAAAATAATGAGTTATGATTTTGTAAATGCTCCTCGCAGAGCCTTGGCGAAAATTGAAATACAAGGTAGCACAGTGTGGGGCGGTATCAGTTCATACAACCGAGATTTAACATTTACAGAAGTCGCAAGCGGTGAAACCGACAGCTTGGATATAAAACTTCACGATTGCGATAACCATTGGTTAAATGATTGGTTAATTGATAAAGGCACACGCCTTTTGGCAAGAATTGAGTTGGAAAATTGGGATAAACAGAATGAATATCGCACAATAGATTGCGGTGAATTTATATGCGACAGTATAAAAGTAACAGGCTATCCGATTGAAGTTGTAATTCGTTCTATATCAATCCCCGTGAATGGCACAAAAAATACGAAGAAGTGGGAGAAAGTTTCAGTCAGTGCCATAGCACAAGATATATGCAATAATTTAGGAGTTGGATTGGAGTATTACGCAGATAACATTGTTATTAAATCTCAAACGCAGTCGCAGCAGACAGATATAGATTTTTTGTTCAAGGTATGTCAAGAGTATGGATTTGGAATGAAAGTGTATAAAAATAAAATCATTATTTTTGATAGGGCAAAACAAGATGAAGCGGAAAGTGTCGGCAGTTTTGAAGTGGGTGCTATTTCTGAAAGTTTTGAATTGTCCGACAATGAGGAGGGTTTTTATACCGGAGTGAAAATGAAGTATAAAAACGAGGGTGAAGATACTGAAAGGGAGTATATATACGGCGAAAAAGAAAAAATGCTGACACCAAGTACAACCGCATCGTCAATACAAGAGGCACAAATAAAAAGTAAAGCAGCGTTGTATAATGCAAATTCCACAGCTATTAAATTAAAAATGAACTGTATGGGAGGTACGCCGATATATCCCGGCTCAAATTATTATTTTTCAGGATTAGGAAAATATAGCGGGAAATATGGTGTAGACAAGGCAACACATTATATTGGTGAAAATGATTTTTATACAATTTCAGTAGAAGCACACGCAATAAATCTTGAAAAAGACGATGCGGCGGCAAATTGAAAATGACGAGGAAAAGAAAACCGTAGGTAACTATGTTATGGGTTATATAGACGGTAAATATATGATAATTCGGAGGCGGAATATATGGGTTTTATAGAGAAAATCTCGCCAAAGTGGGCGTATAAACGAGAGGCATGGCGACAGGCGAATGAAATTCAAAAGAGAAATTACGATGCCGGAATGTATGACAGACAAAATCGAAATTGGTTTGCACATAATGAAAGTGGCGAACAAACCGATAAATATTTTAGAGGAACTGTCCGAGCGAGAAGCAGGGACCTCGAACGAAATAGCGATTTAATGAATGCCAACATACACCCGTGGGTAAGGAATGTAGTCGGTAAGGGGTACACCCTTGAGGCTAAAACAGACGATGAGGAATTTAACGATAATATTGAAAAGCTATGGGTAAAATGGTGCAAAAAAGATAATTGTGACGTAACAGGTTCACAGTCATTTTGGGAAATGGCACGAATGGCAATCAGACGAAAACGTGTAGATGGCGGTATTTTGTTTATAAAATGCTATACAAGGGGCGGCATAGTTCCGTTCAAATTGCAAGCGTTAGAGGTTGACGAATTGGACGAAGTTCAATCAAAACCGAATTATGAGGGAAATAAGGTCGTTGGCGGTATCGAATATAACAGCTATAACAAGGCTGTCGGCTATTGGATAAAAGAATATGACATTGAGGGTTATTTAAAGTCTGTAAGTAGGTTTGTTGAAAGGAAAAACGTGATTTTTTATTTTTCAAAAACACGTCCCTCTCAAATACGAGAAATGCCCGAAATGTCAGCGACAATCGGAAGAATAAAAGAAGTAAACGGCTATATCGAGGCGGCAACCATCAAAGAAAGAATTGCAGCTTGTCTATCGGTATTTATAAAAAAGGAATTACCGACAGGCGGTATAGGTCGTACAAATACGGTAAAGGGAAATCGAAAGTATGATGATTTGGAACTGACACCGGGTTTAATTACTGATTTGAATGCAGGTGATGATATTCAGGTTGTAAATCCGGGCAATTCAGCTACAAACGGCAGTGATTTTATAAAAACTACGCAACGCTTAATTTCGGCAGGACAAGGCATAAGCTATGAGTCAACATCACGAGATTTAAGCAGTGCAAATTATTCATCTGCAAGGCAAGCGACAATCGAAGATGAAGAAACGTTCACACCCGAAGTTCAAAAATTACAAGATGAATTTTTGGACGAAACATACGAAACATTTGTTATATCGGCAGTTTTATCGGGTGCAATTCAATGCCCTGATTTTTGGACAAATAAAGAAAAATACTTAGAACACGAATGGAACAGAAAACCGAAAAAGTGGATAGACCCTCAAAAAGAGGCTAATGCAAATAAAATTGCTATCACAACGGGGCAGAAAACTCTAAATGATATTTGGAGGGAAGACGGAAAAGACTTCAAAACTGTTCTTGACGATATGAAAAAAATTGAGGAATATGCAAATCAAATCGGACTTGATTTGAACTTTCCTTACTTGAAAGGAGGTGGGGAAAATGCAAAATGAAAGATTTAAGGGTATGCAAACCCGAGAAATGCAGCTAAGCGGAATTAGAGTGTTGAATGAAGATGATAGAACTGTTGAGTTATCGTTTTCTTCCGAAACACCTATTGAGCGTTGGGGAGCGTTTGAGGTTTTGTCGCATACCAAAAGTGCGGTACAGTTGAACAGAATATTGACAACAGGCTGTTTATTATATAACCATAACCGAGATACCGTTATTGGTAAGATATGTTCGGCGAAAGTCGAAAATAAGCGAGGTGTTGCGGTAGTTCAATTTGATGAAGATGAAAAAAGCGATATTATTTTTCAAAAAGTCAAAAATGGTTCATTGAGAGGTGTATCGGTGGGATATACAATTCAGGACTATAAAAAAGACGTAACCGGACAGGGTGAGGCACGACAAGTCACCTATACCGCAACAAAATGGGAACCGTATGAAATATCTATTGTTTCTGTTCCGGCAGACATATCTGTTGGAGTCGGGAGAAGTATGGAAGATGACATAACCCAAAAATCAAACATAAGAATGTTTGAAAACCAAATTAAACTAAATGAAAATTTATTAATGGAGGAGGCAAAATCAGATGCTTAAAAAGTTAATTGCGATGCAAAAAAGAATAATGGACACCGCTAAGGCGGAAAAAAGAGAACTAAATGAAGGCGAACAACGTGACTTTAATTTGTTGCAGAGTTTGATTGACAACATTCGTTCAGAAGAAAATAACGGCCAAGGAAACGCAAAACCAACAGAAAATCAAGGCGAACAACCAACAGAACCTGAAGGTGCAAGACAGTTTGATACCGGATATTCTGCTAATGATGCCGCACAAATCACATCATTGTGTAGAAGTTTTAACGTAGATGCCACGGAATATCTTCAAAAAGGTATGTCGTTAGATAGCGTAAGAGCGGCAATAATTGATGAATTGATGAACCGTCAAAAACCTGTAAGCAGTCATATACAGGTTACAGATGATGAGGGTGACAAATTCAGACGAGCAGCGACAGACGGTATTTTGTTGCGTTACGGAGTAAGTGTACAAAATCCGTCAGAGGGTTCAAACATTTACAACGGTGTAACAATCCGTGAAATTGCCATTGAGTGCTTGGAGCGTGAACACGGTGGACAAGATTTTAGACATATGAATATCGAAGATATTTATAGCCATTGTTATAGAGAATTTTATAATCCTACATCGGCATTCCCGTCAATACTTGACGATGTTGTAAAAAAATCATATGTTGCAGGATTACAGAAACAAAAGACACAGTTTGATAAATGGGTAGGCGTGGGTTCGTTACCGAACTTCAAAAAGACAACTAATCATGAATATTTAATGTCACTTGGCGGAGAACTTGAACAGGTCAAAGAAAACGGCGAATTGCCGGCATATACACCGGTTGATGTTCCAATGCCTGAACGTCAGCTAAAGACATATGGTCGTCAATTCACAATGACCCGTGAGGCGTTTATTAATGATGATATTGGACTATTGACAACAATGCCGCAAAGATATGCTGCTCTATCTGCATATACTCAAAATAAACTTGTGTATCAAATCTTGACACAAAATAAGAAGATTTATGACGGTAAAGCATTATTCAGTGCCGAAAGAGGTAATACACTTCAAAAAGGTACAAAGCCAACGATAGAGTCTATCGAACGAATGATTTATCTGTTAGGAATGCAAAAAGACGAGGCAGGCGACCAACTTATGCTTATGCCGGATTTGTTTATTGTTCCGTTGGGTATGGGAACAGACCTAAGAACAATTCTATATTCACCTACTATACATACACCGGAAAACACACAAGCCGTAAATCCGTATTTGGGAATGAATTTCACTGTTGTTGAAGATACAACATTGAATGCACAGGTGAAAGCCGGAAATCCTGTACCTTGGTTTATGGGTGTCAAGGGCGAAACTATCCAAATTGATTATCTAAACGGTCAAAAAGAGGCTACAATCCGCAGGTCTGAACAGGCAGGTAAATTGGGATTTGTATGGGACGTATATCACGATTTCGGTATAACCGTAAAACACCCTCAAACAATAATCAGAAATCCGGGTGTAGAGATAGATATGAGTGAATAATCATGATAGGTTATTGGGGATATTTGCAGTTTGAAACCAATGACGATTGGTTACAGTATCCATCCAACATAGAACGTACCGTCAAGGGGCGGTACGCTACGTTCTATCCCGGTGACGGCAGCAGAGCAAAGCGACAATTCAAAGGAGCAGAAACAGGTACACTCACATTTACAATGTATTTAGACCAACGTTTCAACTCAAATCTGCGAGATTTGTTGGCGGAGATGGCAGATTGGGTTAATACAGGTGTAGCAGGTGAATTGGTTATAGGTAATCGTTCTTACGGATATAATATGTGGGTTTGTACCAAAATGGTTGAAAAGTTCAAAGAAGTAATACACGGCGGTATTATTACGAGAGCAGAAGTAGAAGTCACATTGGAGGAGTGCTGAATGTTCACTGTTGATTTATCTGTTGAAAAAACTAAAATGACATCTGATGAAGTGTCATTATTGCAAAAAAATATTGCATTTTGGTTAAACACCCCGAGGGGAAGTCTACCGCAAATGCGTGATTTCGGATTGAATTATGATGTTATAGACGAACCACTTCAAACATTTAAAATGAAAATAACTGTTGATACAATTAGCAAAGTTCGTGAGTTATATGGGGTGAAAATAAAAACAATCAATGTAACTGCCGATGAAAACGGCAAAGCAACTTTAAAAATAACGATATGAGGAGGAGTAAAAATGAAAGCTACATATGTGCAAAAAGGCGAAAATATCAATTATAAAAATCCGACAGAGGATAAAATAACACTCGGCACACTGATTATAATTGGTGCGATATGTGCCGTTGCGGCGGATGATATTGAACCGGGCGAAATAGGAACTGTTGCAACCACAGGTTCTTGGAATATTCCAAAGGATAACACAGCAATAGAAATCGGTGAGAAAGTCTATTACGACAGTGAAAATGATGTTGCAACAAAGACCGCTAAAGACAATGTTATAGGTTATGCAATCGAAAGTGCAGATGCCGAAAGTTCTACTGTAAAAGTTAAATTGAATGGTTGATAATATGGATTTCAAGGAAATATTGCAAGATGATATTAACAATGCGTTTTTGGATAGTTCGGAATTTGCAGAGGTACATAATGTAAACGGTCAAGAAGTTAATATTGTTATTGATGACAATGTGACTGACGGAACAGAAACAGGAATATACGGAATATCTCAAAAAATTGATGATGGATTGTACAAGGGCGATAAAGTCATTTATATCTCGACCGAGGATACCAAAAGACCTCCGCCCGGCAATATGTTAGTATTGGATAATATCAGATATACCATTGTTTCAACGACCGAACAATGCGGAATGTATATGGTCGTAATCAGGAAAATAGGCGTGAGGTAAAGACAATGGAAGTAGTAGTTCTTGTTGAAGTTGATGAGGCATTACAATATGCCCGTCAAAAGTTGGGTGCAATGCAAAAGAAAGCACCGCAAGCGGTGAGAACCGCATTGAATAAAACTGCACGAGAGGCAAAAAAACAAGATGAAAGAATAACCAAACAGACATATACCGCCAAGGGTGATATACATTCATTACAATTCAAAAAGGCTACAACGGCTAATTTGCAAGCAATTTTAAAGGATAAGGGTTCTAATATATCAATGTCACATTTCAGAACGTATGTCGGCAAAAAAAGAATTTCTGCGGTGATTAATACAAAACACGGTAGAAGAAACCTCGGCAAATACGGGAATAAAGCATTTTTTTGGAATACGATTTTCGTTCGTGAGGGACAATCAAGATTGCCGATTGAAAAAATGGCATCTATATCATCTCCGGTTATGCACGGTAACGATAATACTTGGGGAACAATCGAAGATGATGTAAGAAGCAAGCTATACGAGAATATAGACAAGGAAATTGAAAGGATATTAGGATTATGACGGAAGTTGATTTGCAAAAAGAAATACGAAAAATTATAGTTCAAGAATTAATACCCGATATGAAAATTTTTGAGACGAATACATTTAAAGGATTTCTTCAAGATATACCACTTGACCTTGGTTACGGTGATGAAACTGAAATTGTTGATAAAAACGTTCCGTGCTGCATTGTAAAAATAAATGCAGGGGAAATAAACGGAGCAAGTAAACCCGAAACAGTTACGGTTGAAATAATCATTGTAATCAAAGATGAAAGCGAAGATATGTCGGGTTATCAGACGTTGATGGTGGTTATCAATCGTATACGAGATTATTTTACTGCAAATGTTGGCATTCAAAACAAATATCGTATGAAATATCCGATAAAATGGGGTATTAATGATAATACAATAGCACCGTATTTTGTAGGTAATTTGATTACACAATGGGATATTGAGCGTATGCCATTTCATGACATTGCAAGGTTTTTGTAATAAGGAGGTTAAAACATGGCAAGAACGAAGAAAGCAGATACTGAAACGACCGTTCAAGAAACAGTATCAGAAGAAACAACAGAAGTTTCCGCTGTTGAAAATTCAAATAAAGTGGCGGAAAGTCAGGGCAAGCCTGAACAAAAAGACGGACAAAAAATATATATAGGAGTATCAGTACCGGGAATGAAATCGGGAACGGTATTCACAGGGAAAATTCCGAAAGTGATAGATGTAGATTTTGTGCGTGAATTATGTGTGCCGATAGAAAAGCTGAGTGAAACGCTGAAAAAGAAAGCTGTTACCGGAAGTCGTGTAGCATACTGCTATCAGCAATCGGCAAAGTTGGCACAGCAACTAAAGAAATAGGAGGTTAAAATAATATGGCATATTTACACGGAGTATATCCGACAGAAAAAAGCGAAACGGCGGTATCACTATCGACCACTACACAAGTACAAGTGGTTATCGGTACAGCACCGATACATATGTTAGACAATCCGTCAGAGGCGGTTAATAAGCCTATACTTTGCGAAAGCAAAGAGGATTGTTATAAAAAGATTGGTTATTCAACCGATTTTTCAAAATACACATTGTGTCAATCAATGTTTGCATCGTTCTTTAAAATAGGAGTTGCACCTGTTGTGTTTGTAAATGTCTTAGACCCGGAAAAGCACAACAAAGAAGTAACGGACAAAGAATTTGTTGTACAGGATAATTCAATTTTGATTGACGATGCGGTAATTTTATCAACGTTAAAACTAACGGCGGCAAGCAATACAATTTCTTCCGAGGATTATGTAACCGAGTGGGTAGATGAAAAGCTATCGATTATTTTCAAGAATAAAATCGAGGGCAATGTTACGGCAACATACAAGAGTATTGCACCCGAAAAGGTTACAGAAAATGATATTATCGGTTCATATGATACTGAAACGGGAGTAAGAACGGGTACAGAGTTAATTAAAATGGTGTATCCGATGTATGGCGTAATTCCGTTTGTGCTTATTGCACCGGGTTGGACAGAAACAGATACCGTTGGTGCGGTTTTAGAACAGAAAACCGAAGAAATCAACGGCTGTTTCAAAGGCATTACCATTATAGATTTGGACAGTCAAACAAGCAAAACACGTTCAGCAGTTATAAAAGATAAACAAGCACGAACAGTAAATGCCAACACAATAGCCGTTTATCCAAAGATAAAAAAGGACGGATATGTATTATCATATTCTGCGTGGTTGGCTGCAATTATAATGAAACAGGCAACGGAAAATGAAGGCGTTTTCTGCAAGTCACCATCTAATATCAATATTGATATTGACGATTGTATCACCGCAGACGGTACAAGAGTTTTGTATGATGGCGAAGATGGAAACGAATTGAACGGTGAGGGTATTGTAACAATAATTGCCCGAAACGGTTGGTATACATGGGGTAATAATACGGCAGTATATCCCGAAATTACCGATACTAAAAGCCGTTGGATAATGGCACGTTTGGCATTTGCATTTGTTGAAAATGAATTTATAATGTCAAAAATTCAGACCATAGATACAGAATTGTCACCGAAAAACATTGAAAACGCAGTAACCGAAGAAAATATCAGACTTGCTGCATTAACGGCAGGCGGATATATTTTGGGAGGTAAAATGTTATACGACAAGGCAGATAATTCGAATGAGTCTATCCTAAACGGACAGTTTAAATTCAGAACGCAAATTGCTACAAACATTCCGACAGAATTTATAGAAAATACGTTTGAATTTGATGCGGAAACCGTGCAAAACGCAATATTAGGAGGTGAGCAGTAATGTCAACAACAACCATTCCAACACAAATTATTGATTTCAATATATATAATGCCCCAAACAAATTGATAGGTGCAGGTGATGAAGTTACATTACCTAAAATCGTAAGTAAAACATATACGGCGGCATTGGCAGGAGGCGATATTGACCTGCCGGGTTTAACTACGGAAAATATGGAAATGGAAGTACCGTTTAATGTATTTGACAAAGAGGCAGCAAGCACAATGAGCATTTCCAAGGTAAATACATTAATAATCCGTAGTTGTCAGCAGAAAGCGGATACAAAGACACACAATCTATCTTATGACGGCTTGAAATTGACTATTCGTGGTTTTACCAAAGAAGTTGATTTAGGAACATTAAAACGTTCCGACAAGATGGACAGTAAAATCACAATGACATTAACGTACATAAAGATTGAAGATAGTTCAACGGTATTCCTTGAAATTGATAAATTCAACGGAACATTTATTGTCAACGGAAAAGATGTCAGAGAGGGAATAAACAAGTACCTATAATGATGCAACGATTGCGGAGGCTACTATGGGAAAAGAATTAGAATTGGCGATTAAAATCGGCGGTAAAATTGATAAGTCGTTAGGTTCGGCAATCAACGCCGCCCAAAGTCAATTAAATACCATAAACAAAGGTATAGATAGAGCAGGAATGGCGATAGCCGCAGGAGTGGCAACAGTAACGACAAAATTAGTAGTTGATAGTGTCAATACATATAAAGATTATCAATCAGCATTAAACAGTGCGGCGGCAACAGCAGGCGTAGAACGTGGTACGGCAGAATACGAGGCTATGGATAAGGCGGCACGAGAGGCAGGGCGTACAACCGTGAAAACGGCACAAGAAAGTGCAAATGCACTTGAATATATGGCACTTGCCGGGTGGAGTGTTGAAGATAGTACAACGGCTTTAATGCCCGTATTAAAACTATCTGCTGCAACAGGTGCTGACCTTGCAACTACTTCCGATTTGGTTACTGACAGTATGGCAAATCTCGGTTTAGGCATTGGAGATTTAAACCATTATCTTGATGTGTCGGCAACGGCAAACAACAAATCAAATCAAACAGCCATGCAGTTACAAGAGGCGTATTTAGGTGTTGGTGGTGTACTGAAAAATCTAAATTCACCGATTGAGGAAAGTGCTGCGGTTTTGGGGGTATTAGCAAACAGAGGTACAAAGGGCAGTGAAGCGGGTACGGCGTTAAATGCAATTCTTGTTAATATGCAAAAACAAAGCGGCGATGCGTATAAAGCTATGTCAAAACTCGGTGTGTCAATGTATGACAGTAGCGGCAAAGCACGTTCAATTATTGATGTTTTCCAAGAAATATCAGATAAAACAGCAGGCATGACAGAAGAAAACCGAAATTTAATGTATCAAATGATAGGCGGTAAATCACACTTGGACAGTTTCGCTAAAATCATGCAAGGTTTCACCACAGATACGGCAGACGGGCAAAAAGAAGTATATTCACTTGTCAATGCCTTTAAGGATTGTGATGGAGCGTTAGACAAGCTATATGGTATAAAAACCGATACGCTTGAAGGTTCGTTAGCAACATTAAACAGTGCATATGATGATATGAAAATATCAATAGGTGAGTCAATCGCTCCAATACTGAAAAATTCAGTTGAGAATTTAACGGCGAAAATACCCGATATTCAAAATATTATCATAAATTCATTAGAGAAAATCATACCTGCGGCATCTAAAGTATTAGATTACGTTATTGATAATGCTGATAATATTATTTTAACAATAAAAAATATTGCCAAAGCGTTTGTGGGTTTTAAAATCGCAAGCGGAACAATTAGAGGTATCAATGATATTATAACGTTGTTTAAGGGATTATCTCAAATCAGTTCAAAGGTTGGACTTGCAAAAACCTTGAGCGGTGTTATCGGTTCACTTACGGGAATTTCAACTGCCGGAGGTACTGTGTCGGGAGTTATAACAGGTATTGCAGGTTCGTTTGCGGCAGCCGTTGGACCTGCAACATTAGCGGCGGCGGCAATCGTTGGATTTGCAGCAGCAGTAAACGCAATATATGAGCATAAAAGGAATTATGCAAACGGTATGAATGAGGCGGCAGACGGCATAGAAAAAGCATCTAATGCACTTGTAAAATATAACGACATAGCGGCGGAAGTTCCTCAACTAAGAGAAGTTATAAGCAATCCCGAAAGTTCAACGCAAGATGTAGAAAATGCAAAATCACGTTTGCAGGAAATTGCGGAAATGATTGAGCAAGAATATAATCTTAAGATTAATTGTGACACAACACAACTTGAAAAAGCAGTAGAGTTGGCACAAGAAGCAAGCAGAGCAGATTTCGTAAGTTCTGCATCTGAATATATGGACAAAGCATTCGAAATTGCAGGTGATTATAAAAATGGCAAAAATAGTATACCAACATTGGAAAATGACGTTACTAATCAAACCAATCGGCAACTTGAACTGTCAAGTTTATATGCACATGCAAAAAGTACACAAAGCAGAGAGCAGGCCGGACTTATTACAGCAGAACAATATGCAGCAGAAATGCAACAAATTAGAGCGGAGGCTAATGCACAAGGATATGCTATAACTTATGGAAAAAGTGCAACCGACAGCAATACGACAGCAAGCGAATTGATTAACAATTTGCAAGACTTTTCTGAAAATGCTCATTTCGCAGTGACCCGAGCAGAAACAGATTTAGCAAATGCACAAGCACAGATAAAGGAATATGAGGACAGTACGTTAAAAGCAGGTAACGCATTAAATTCAGTTTTAGCGAGTGATACGAATGCCGGGAATCTTGCCAATATAGATGCAGACATTTCGCAAATTCAATCATTAGGACAATCAATGGTTGATGCAGGAGCAAATACAGATAAATTAGCAACTCAATTTGCTGCTGCAAAAGCAGGTTATACCGACTTTGAAAAGGCAGTTGGTGAGGGCAAAACCGCAGAAATGGCACAAAATTTTCTAAGTTATAAAACCGCAATAGGTGACACTACTGAAAGTGCTGTTCAAGGTGCTGCATTAATTCAAAACGGCTTTGAGAATGTATCACAGGCAACAGCCAACGGAAATGATGCGATATTAGCTGTTATAAATAATATGAAGTCTATTGGTGACGTACAGGGACTATTTGACGGATTGGATAATAACGGTGTTGCAGCCAAACTAACGGATATGGCACACGCCATGAGTCTAATACCGGAAAATAAATCTATTTCGATAGATGCAAACGGTAATTTTCAAGTTATTCAAGAGGCGGAAAATCAAATTGCAAGTTTGCAGTCACAGGGAAATGTAAATGTTTCTGTAAATGCAAACGGTGATTTATCGGTTATTAATAAGGCAACGAATGATGCGGAAACGCTAAGTGCTATCGGAGCGGTGTCGTTACAGGTAAACGCAAGCGGTAATATTGATGTACTTGATAATGCACAACAAAAACTTGCAACGGTCGACTCTAAGACCGGTCAAGTAACGTTAGGTGCAAATGATAATGCAACGCCAACAATTCAGAATGTACAGAATTTGGCGAATACGTTTGGTGCAATGCAAGTTAAACCGACATTATCGGCAACTGATAATGCAAGTTCAACAATAAACAGTGTATCGCAAAAACTATCTGCTCTGGACGGCAAAAAGGCAACTACAACGATTGTGACGAAGTATAAAACGACTGGAACACCGCCGGGACACAGTGCGAGAGGTGCAAACAGTTGGCGAGGCGGTTTGACGTATGTCAACGACCAAATGGTTAATGACCCGAGAGAAGTTATTGAATACAGAGGTATGCGATATTGGTACGAGGGTGAGAATGTACTTGCCAACGTACCGAAAGGTGCAAGAATATATACGGCGGCGGAAAGTAAATCATTTATTGACGGTTCACACCGCAACGGCTTGGATAGAGTTCCGTTTGACGGATATATTGCAGAATTGCATAAAGATGAGCGTGTGCTTACGGCTGACGAGGCAGAGAATTACAGTGAAAACGGTTTATTCTCACAGGCGGTTGAACGTGTTAAGGCATATATGGGTGAAAGTAAATCTGACGGCGGCGGAAATAATTCATCAGATGACGGTAGACAGATAATTTTTTCACCACATATTGAAATTAGCGGCAACGGCGATAAAGAAACTGTTATGCAAGGAGTACGAATGACATTTTCAGAGTTCTGTTCAATGATGGAAGAATATGAACGGGACAGACGAAGAAAACAATTCTAAATGAAAGAGGTGGCAACCATGAACGGATATTATACAGGAAAAATATCAAGTATTGATAAACAAAACGGAAAGGTCAAGGTGACATTTCCGCAAGAAAGTGATGTAGTATCTTCGTGGTTGCCACTACTTGCATTTGAATATAATATGCCGGATATTGGCGATTTTGTTGCGGTTATTTTAGACGAAAATGATAACGGAATTTGCTTGGGGAAAATATATTCCAACAGTCAAAAACCATTTTCAACTGAAAAATATGCAAAGAAGATTGGAAATGTATCTATAATTCAAAAAAATAATGATTTTTCAATTAGATTTGATAATGACAGTTATATAAATTATATCAACGGAACAATTACCATAAAGGCTAAGAACGTTAAAATCGTACAGGACGAGGAATAAAAAATGATAAATGTAAGAGATGTTACAATAAGTGATTTGCTACCATACACAATGAAAACACCGAAAAATATCGCATTGTCAAAAGCATTTGGTGAAATGACAAGATATTTATATGATACTCTGCAATCTGTTGTATTTTGGGCGGATATAAAAACGGCAAGTGATATGTTATTAAATTCAATGGCGGCGGAAATTGATTGTCCGTTTTATGAAAACGGTATGAGCATTGAACAAAAACGTGAATTAATTGCGGTGAGCGATATATATAACAGTCGAACGGGAACAACATCAGCTGTTGATAAGTTAATTGCCGCCGCATTTAAAAACGGAAATATTCAAGAATGGTACGAATACGGCGGAAATCCGTATTGTTTTAAAATCAATATGGACAGTGAGTTGAGTAAATCTGAAATGAATGATTTCAACTATTTTTTCTCAATGTTGCGAAAGATAAAAAATGCACGGTCAAAGTTGGAGGTAATAAATATATCAAAAGATTTACCTACTTCTGATTTGTACAGTGCAGGTGTCATTACATATATTTGTGAAGATGTTACCGTCAAAGCTGATACTACATCTGAAAATGCTATTGCATATTCAGTAGCTAATATTGGCGTATATATTTCGGACGTTGAGCAAGGAAGAAAATATCCGGCACAAAGATATAATACATATGACGATATTAAAAACATTACAAATGAGCAGATAAAGGACAAAACATTTGCAGAGTTACTATATAAGGAGGATTAATTAACATGGCTAATATACCGACAATAGATACCGTAAAATTAACGGCGAAAGGTTTGCGACTGTTGGCAAAAGTACAATCGGGAGCAACAATGTATTTTGTGAGAGCGGCAATCGGTGACGGATTTATGCAAGACGGGCAAGATGTCGCTGATTTGACAGAAATGGTTCACGAAGTACCATCACACCAAACAGGAACAACCGCAACATCAGCTACTGTTGATTTGACGAAAGCAGTGGTTGAAAAGGACGGAACTGTTTCAGTGCGTGTGAAAATAAAAAACGGTGATACCGCATTTTATATGCGTGAATTAGGTATTATCGCAAAGGACCCTGACGAGGGAGAAATATTGTACGCATATATTAATTTTGGTGATGGTGCGAGTGCTATGCCGGCATTTGACGGAAGTACATATATTGTGCGAAATATTCAAATGTCTTTTATTGTTTCAAATGCTGCAAACGTTGAGGCAAATATAACATTAGCTGCGGAAGTGTCGTATGACGATTTTATGGCACATAAAAATGCAAATGTTTTAGACCACCCGGACGGTTGTGTTACATCAGAAAAACTTGCTGACAGTTCAGTTACGGGTACAAAAATCAAAGATAGTGCGATAACATTGGCAAAATTAAATAATGATGTTCAAACAAAATTTGATGGATTGGAAAAAGCAATTCAAAAAATCAATTCAACCAAAAAAATTGATTTGGAATATTCGATAGGTCAGGGACATGATGGTTATATTATCGTGGTAAAACCTAAAGTGAATTATATCGCAAGAAAAGATGTATCAGGTATTGCAACATATCCTTTGCAATCAATAGATAAATGCTATATGTATATATGTTATAACTATGACAGCGACAGTATATCGTTGGTATGCTTTACAACGGTGTCAGGCAGAGGACCACAACCACCGGACAATGATATTTTTTCTGCTGAAATTTCGTCAAGTTCAGACTGTGGCAATTTTGAATATCACAGATTAATTCAAAAAGATGATAACGGTGATATAGTAGCTGTAATGTGAGGTGATTGGCATGGCAACGACAACAGAAAAGGGATTTAAAATTCCGGGATATGCCGACAAGGCAGACGTCCCCGGAATGGTAAAAGACAATGTGAAAACTGCGGAAGAACACCTAAAAGCCATTTCAAAATCAATGTCAGACATATCATCCAATATTAATTCATTAGACAGTACACTGCAAATAATGAATACACAATTAGGTACTATGTCAGATATGTTAGATGAATTAAATGGCGTGGCGGAGGAAACATCATGACGATTTGCGAAAAATTCAAATTAATGATGGCATCATTTGCGGACATCAAGGCGGCTATCGCTGAAAAGGGTGGTACTGTTACCGGAGGATATGCCGATTATGCTAAAAATATCCGAAATTTATATTCTAATGATACATATGCACCCCAATATCAATATCCGACTGAAAAATCGCCAATTATGCAGTATTTAATCAATTTATATAACCGCATAACATTTTGTTATGCGGTCAAACAGGAAATACGGCAGGCAATTATAGACGGTGGTGTTGATGTTCCTGATGATACACCGTTTTCAGAATATGGTGATAAAATCCGTCAAATACAGCGTTTTGAGATTACGACAAGTAATTTGTATTTGGGCGAATATAAGACCGAATGTAGAGGGCAATTAACTGCACAGGGCGGAAGTCCACCGTACTCTTGGAAACAAACTTGGGGTTCCAATATTCCCGGTATCACAATGACATCAGACGGAACTATATCAGGAACACCAATGCAAACAGGCGGCTATAATTGGGGTGTTCAAGTGACCGATAGCAACGGAAAAACACTGTCCAAAGATATTTTAATCAGTGTCAGACCTAAAACGTTGAATTTCAAGCAGACTGGAGAACGTTCATTTTTATATGACGGTCAACCGCATACAATCACGGCAGAATGTATTAATGACAGTGATGTTGAATTTGAAATTTATTTCAACGATAACGGCAGTGATGTTTTGAGCATGACAAAATGCGGTTCAAACAGAGGATATGTACGAATTACATCGGCGGATAAGTCGTGTTACAGAATAGGTGAATGTGATTTGTATATGTCAATATCAGTGAATGCTGTTAATGTAACATCAGATAAAGTCCAATCGGTAAAATACGACGGACAGCCACATAGTTTCAATGTTGAATTGTCAAAACAATGTGACGTGAATGTGAAATATAAAACGTATTCTGCGAATGATGATACATTCAATGTGAACGAGGATGAATATACAACGGTTTCACCCACCGAGATTGGGAAATATCGTGTATATATATCGTCATCATCATACGGATATATCATTCGTGACACATATGCAGGATACAATAAATATTTCGGTATTTTAAATATTACGGAGGGGTAGAATGAGCAGATATTTTAAATTTGTATGGGTAGGATTGTTTATAAAACCAACAATGATGTTTTGGCTAATGATATCATTCATTGCGATTATCTTTATCATCAATGATGTGTTACGGGATAAATTAGATGACAGTTATTATGATGCAGAACAGCAATACAAAATATCGGTAGGATTTTCGGTTAAAAACGGAATTGCTAAACCGGAAAAAATATTTTATATTGATGAAAACACACATCAAAAAATAACAGTTCCTAATAAAAATGTAACTATTGAAAAATGCGGAAATGTATATGAAACATATGTGCGTATCAAACGTAACGATGGTGATGGATATGATTATGTAATCGCTACACTGAAAAAAATATCGGACATAAAATATGAAACGGTGGAAGTAGTGACAGGAAGAGAGGTAATTATATGATAAAAAGCAGTACATTGGCGGCGGGAATTAATTGTTTGTTGCCTATGCTATTATTAATTATGTTGGGAGTTAGAGTTAATGCAGAGTGGTATTATTATGCCGGTGTAATAATATTATCTGCTGCTGATTTGTTGAACGGGTTGATAATATGTCAACATAACGCACGTCAATTAAAATACCGCAGATGTCGAATGCGTGGTAAAAAATGAATTACGGTGAAATCATCAATAAATTAAAAAAACAAGGGTGCAGTGCATTGGAGATTATAAATAATTTTATATGTACCGGACTATTATGCCGAACAACAGTGAATGGGAGAAGCATGAACCCGACAATACAAGACGGTGAAAGACTGCTATACAATCCGTTTGTAGGTAAAATAAATCGTGGGGATATATGTATTGTAAATGTAAATGAAAAATTACTGATTAAACGTGTCATTGCGATTGGTGGCGACCATCTGACTATAAGTATTTATGGCAGTGTAGCCATAAATGGGGAATGGCAAGATGAACCGTACATAAATCCACAAGAAACGGCAGGTCAAAGCATTGATATTATAATCCCTAATGGTGAATTATGGATTATGGGTGATAATCGTGGCAATAGCACCGATAGCCGTAGTTTCGGAACAGTCAAAGCATGTGATATAGTAGGAAAAACAATTTTGAGAAAAGAGAGGAATTAAAGAATGAATATTTGGGAAACAATTAATATATTTTGGGTTACATTGGCATGCAATCTATTTGTTAAAACTGTATTTATTGCAGTTATGTTGGATACGGTTTTAGGTTTGTTAAGAGCCATAAAAGAGAAAAAGTTCAATAGCTGTTTTGGTATAGATGGTGCAATTCGTAAGATTGCAATGATTATATCTGTCGTATTTTTGGCGGTGTTGGACAAGCTGATAGGATTTAATATGTTACCATTTGTGCCAGAAGAAATTTTAAAATACATAGGTATTACGCAGGTGGGTATTTGTGAATTTTTTTGCTTGTTGTACATTATGTACGAGGGTATATCAATATTGAAAAATATGTGCCTATGTGGTTTACCTATTCCAAATAGACTACGAACGGGTATCGAAAAATGGTTAGATACTATGACTTCGGAACTTGAAGGGAAGAAAGGGGAATAAGTATGAGGATAGGAATAAATTGCGGACACACTGTAAGCGGCACAGTCGGTTGCGGTGCAGTCGGGTACATAGATGAAAGCGTAGAGGCTCGAGAAGTCGGCTACGCTCTCGAAAATTTGTTAAAAGGTGCAGGTCATACGGTGTATGACTGCACCAACGACCATGCTGCTACGGTTGGAGAAAACCTAAGTAATATTGTAAATATGGCAAATGCACAGCCGTTGGATTTGTTTGTGTCGATACATTTCAATAACGGCGGCGGACAAGGTACTGAAGTTTGGACATATAACGGGAAATCATTTGAGGAGGCAACTAATACTTGCAAGGCTATAAGTGCGTTAGGTTTTAAAGACCGAGGCATTAAGGACGGCTCAAAGTTATATGTTGTACATCATAGCAATGCAAAGGCTATGTTGGTAGAGGTGTGTTTTGTAGACACAGACGATGCCAAAAAGTATACAGAAATCGGTGCAAATAAGTTTGCGGAAGCCATTTATAAAGGGATTACAGGACAAACAATAGAGGAGGATTTAACAATGTCACAGTATAACGAACTGAAAGATTTAATTGAAAAACAGGCGGCGGAAATTGCCGATTTAAAAAACATCAACCAACAGTTGGTGAATGTAGTTCAAACTACAATGGTATATGATTTCAATGATGACAATATGCCGTCGTGGGCGCGTCCTGCGGTGCAGGCGGCAATGGATTGCGGTGCCATTCAAGGTGATGAAAACGGTCGTCTTGGATTGTCGTACAAGGATTTGAGAGCAATTTGTAGAGAATATCGCTGCGGATTGTATGATAAATAATTTCAAGAGGTGGCATTTTTGCCACTTCTTATTTTTTGCTTAAAACTATACAAAATAGACAAAATGCAGGCGGTGTAATTGTATAAAACATAGATTAACTATTAACTTTGATATTAAAGTATTGACTTTAATATCAAAGTATGCTATACTATAATCAGAAAATAACAAAAGGGAAATATGAAAGGAAGATTAAAATGAAATACAATCAATATCCACTAAATCACATTAAAAAGCTAATTGCAAAAGGTCAAGAGGCAACAACAGAATTTGATAATATAGATAGTTTTCTATACAATATCGATTGCGATTTTGATGAAGTTGAGTTTTTAGGATTAGGATTTAAAAATCCTGATTTTGACGTTGATAGTATTGAAATTAAAGAATATTATAGAATTGGTGAACCAACACTTAATTATGGCGGTACATATCAACATTCATACAACTTTGCCGAAGAAAGACCAGAAGCAGGGGTGTCAGTAGTTACAACAGGTTGGTTACATAGTTTAAAAAGTATATTTTTCGGAACTGATGATGCAAAAATTGAAAGCAAAGGTGTTTATAAAATCAAAGGTTTTGCTATTCCGAATGTTGGTGGTGATGATGAAATACTAATCATTCCTATGGATTTTGCAGAAAAGACAGACATCAAGACAAGAGATGAATTAGAAAAAGCAGTTGCAAAGCTTGATTAAAAAATATAAATCCAACGGCAAAAATACGTTGGATTTATAAAAGGAGGGACAAACAATGGAAAAGATAATAAAAGGGCGTAAATATAATACAGATACTGCAACAAGTATCTGTACATATGATAATGGACTGCCAAACGGTGATTTTAATTATATTAGTGAAGAATTATTTGTGAAGCGTACAGGAGAGTATTTTCTGTACTGTATAGGTGGAGCAAAGACCAAATATGCAAAGTCTGATGGTGATATGATTTGTGCCGGTTCTACCATAATTCCTATATCAGACGAACAAGCTAAGAAATTTGTTGAAAATTACAGTACCTCCGATGTGTACGAGGAATATTTTGGCGAAGTAAAAGAGAGCGGCGTGGTAGTGACAACTATACGATTGTCAGAGCCGATATACAAGAAATTGCAAGAAGTTGCACTAAAAGATAATAAAACTAAATCACAAGTAATTGCGGATTTGATAAATCAGATATAATGAAAAAACAACGGATAAATTTCCGTTGTTTTTGATATTAACAATATTTAATATTATTGTTGTATAGTAAATATTTGATATGCAATATTTTTGTACATATATAGTTGCAAAAATTCGGATATTAATAAATATGGCGTACCAAAACGGCGTGACGATTTTACTGTCAGTAAGCTCGTCACGCTTTCTTATGCGGTTTTTGAGGGTTTCGGATACCCTCTGAATAACCGGCGTTTCATTTACTGTCAGGGGTATTTGTACAGGACTCAAACTGTTGCGGACAATTTAATAGAAATATATAAAAGATGATTTCTGTGATGAGATTATCTATTTTTTTGTATTTATAGTATGCACGTAAAGATTCTGAATATATTGACATTCAGTCGGTATTCCGATATAATGTTTGTAGATAGCAATAGTATTGAAAGGATGATTAGAAAATGACGCTGCAAAATTTACTTGACCTTGAAAACATCACAAAATATCAGCTCTCAAAAGCAAGTGGTATACCGAAGACTACTGTTATAGATATATGCTCAGGCAAGACAACCATTGAAAAATGTAATGCAAAGACAATACAGCAAATTGCCAGAGCTTTAAACCGTTCTATGGAGGAAATAATGAGGCTTGATAATAGCGAATATCATCCTGATACAGGCATGCCAATTAATGAGGCACATTATGAGTGCGGATTACCAAAAGATTTGAAGAATTCGATTAACAATATGAAGAAATCATGGGAAATTGTAGATAGCGGCAAAAACGATATTCACTGGGATTTATATTGGTGTGAACTTAATGCGGACATAAACTATGCGGAGGTTGAGAACCTTATATCAAGTGAGCAAGCATGGTATTTGCGCAGCAAATATTTAAGAATGAAAAAGGAGGATAATGTATGA